CCGTAGCTCTTGAACACCGTCCAGTAGGCGGTGGGGATGCGCGCGTTGGCGTGCAGCCGCACCGAGCCATAGTCGGTCTCGATGACGCCGAGGACGTCGGGGCCGACGTTGGCCAGGTCCTGGGTCGTGCCGTAGCGGATCAGCGGATCGGGCCGCGGCACATAGCCGGGAAGCGCCGTAGCGTCGGTCCAGGAACCGATGTCAAGCTGCGCCACTACCAGATCGTACGGCGCGTCGTGGCCGTGCTCCCAGAGGTGCCCGACCGCCGTCTCCAGGTTGGCCTGGGTAATGCCGTTGAGACACAGCAGGTGCGTATGCGTCGCGTCGAAGGCCGACGCCCTATCCGGCATGTTCACCGGGATAAAGCTGGCGTCCGCCGCGCCGCCATCGGCCAGTGGCATCGAGCGCCCACTGCCCACCGCGGTGTAGGAGCTCTTGAACAGCCGCTGCAGGATGCGCCGGCGCCAGTCGTCACGCACATCCTTCATGGCGTCGGCGATGTCGGCGTCGAGCTGGATGCGGCGCGCCTTGCGCAGGAAATCCCACGTCCAGCCGAGGCCGCGGTCGCGTTCCTCGATGGCCAGCATGTGGCCGGTCGTGCCGGCGCGCTTCTGGTCAGGCCGGCCGTATTCGGTGTGGTCCTGGAACCCGTTGGACACACCGACGCGGTACTCAATAGCCATCTCATCGGTCGTGCCAATGAGGATGCCCATGAGCGGGTCCTGCAGCAACGCGGCGTTCTGCATCGCCAGCGCCTGCGCCACGTCACTGATAAACTGCTCGTACGTCTCCCCCGACGCCAGCTTGACCAAAGAGATTGCGCCGGCGTCCCAGTAGGTGGGGAGGGCGTACTGCTTCAGATCGTTGATGCCCAGCGTTGCCATGATTCGTTTCTCCCCGCGGCTCCCCGGAGTGTTCCGGCTAGAGCGCGCTAGTTACTGACCAAGCGTTGGCTTGGATCGATTAGGCCAGACCCACCGGCGTCACGCGCACCAGCATCACGCTGCCCGACAGGCCAACGCCGATGATGGTGGACTTGGTGCCCGCAGCCGTCGAGATGACTCCCTCGTCGTCGTCGACGTAGAAATAGGCGCCTGCCGCCATATTCGTCGAGTACCCCGCCACCGGGCCGAACAGCACCACGTCGACCGGGTCGCCCGAGGCCGCCGCGATGCGCGACGCCGGCGAAGCGCCGCCCACGGCCACCAGCACGCCGATGCAGGCCGCGGTAGCTACTGCGCTGCCGTCCGTGGCCTTGACCGTGTCGTTGGCGCTCACATACACCGGCTGCCCCACGCCAATCACGCCGCCGGCCGTAAAACGCCGGATGATGCACCCGGGAAGCGGGCGGATGTCCGCCGCGCTGATCGTCACGTCTGCCATGATCCGTTACTCCTGTGCCCTGTTCGGGCCTAAGTCGGTTCCGCTACGAGATGCGGTACCGCCGCTTGATTTCCTCTTTCCGCGCCTCATCGTTGGGCGGAGGGCCGTCCCCACGCCCATCGTCGGCGTTGGTGCCGCCGCTGGCCGGCTTGGCCTGGCCGAACAGGTAGGGCCGCGTCTTGGCCAACCCCTTGACCAACCCCGCCATGGCCGCCACCTGACCGTCATCGCCCACCTCGACCTCGCTGAGGTCCAACAGTGCAAAGGCGTCCGCCGCCGCTTGCTCGTTGGCAAACTGGAGCTTTTGCGCCGCCGTCTCGCGCCGGAACGCCCCCTCGAGGGTGAACCGCCGTACCTTGCCGCGCTCCGCCTCCAGCTCCGCTTTGGCCGCGTCCAGCTCTTTCTGGCGCTGATCGGCCAGCTCCTTGAACTGCTTCTCATCCTCGAGGCGCTTGCGCTCCGCCTCGTCGGCGAGCCGCTTTTTCTCGGCATCCGCCTCCTGCTGCGCCTTGCTGCGACCGGCCTTGCGCGCCTCACCGACGATCTTGTCGATGTGCGCCTGCTGTTCCGGCGTGAACGTGATGCCGGCGTTCGGGCTCCCGCCATCGCTGGCGTCGCCCCCGGTGCCGTCGCCCGTATCGCCCCCGCCGTCGCCGCCGTTGCCATCGTCCGGCGCAAAGAAGAACCTGCCCAACATCCACCGATCTGCCCACGTCAACATGCTGCCTCCCGCGTTTTTGCCGCCCCGTCGGGCGTGGTGTAATCCCTACTACTATGCTGCCTTCCGGTAGTATTCCTTCGCCGCGTCCCCCAAGAGGTCCTTGAGCGACGCCGCCCTCAGCATCTCGCCGTATACCTTGTCCTCATACGGCACCGACAGGTCCTTGAACTGGAACTTGCCCGCCTTCCAGGCGTCGTACATGGCGCTGCCCATCTGTGCCCGCTGCCGCGCCTCGGGTAGCCCTGTAAACCACTCGTATCCCGTCGGGTACTGCAGCGGCGCCGCGCCTGGCAAAGTGATCGTCTTTACCACTCGCGCACACCTGCCGTTGTGGTGGTCATTGAGCACCTCCTCGGGCCGGTGCTCCGTGCCGTCCATCGCCAAGCACGAGAGACATACTCGTGAGTCCTTGGCCGCCACCCACACCCAGCCCTGGACGATGTGGCTGTTGGCCACGTCCGAGGCCCGCTGCGCCTCGCGGTAGGCCCACAGCTGCGCCGTGCGCGCCGTGGTCATCGACCAGGTCAGCCCCTCGCCCAACCCCTCGCGCACCAGCGCGTAGGCCACCTTGCGCGGGTTGTAGCCCAGGGCCACGCCCTCCACGAGCTTGTCGCCGATCCTCTTGGCCACCTCGCGCCCGAATTGGTCCACGAGGCTCGTATGGAGCGGCGACTGGTCGCCGAGGAATCCTAGCATCGCCTCGATGGCGGCCACCGGGAGCCGGTTGAAGGCGCCCATAATCCGCGCCTGCGCCCACTGCGGAAACGACAGCTGTACCTCGCGCGCCGCGTGCTTGAGCCCCAGGTCGATGGCCTCGCGCGCCGCCCGCTGGATCTCCTGGTCGGCGTAGATGGCGTAGCGCCCTACCTCAGCCTCGATCTGCTGCAGTAGCGCCTCGACCCGGCGCAGGTAGGCGCGTTTGCCGGCGCCCCCCTCGGCCAACGTCTCTAGCTCTGCCACAAGCGCTGCTTGCTGCGCGCCGAGCTTGCGGTAGAGCATGCCGTAGGCCTCGATAAGGCGCTTGACCACCTGGTCGACCTGCCGCAGGTGCTCGTTGCGTAGCGCTTCCGTGATGGCGATGATCGGCGGGACCATCGCTACATCGGCCTACACACAACGGTCACCGTCGTGGCATCCACCTGATTCGCCGCCGAGGCCGCTGTGCCGCTGCGCACTTTGAGATAGCGACACGCCAGGAACTGAAGCGGGTCCAGCGGCTCCATACTCTCTGCCACGACGCCGGCGATGGTCACCTCGGTGCCCGTACTGCGCAGGTCGGCGTATGTCTCCCCGTCGACGCTGCCCTGAAACGTCATGGACTGCGTATCCCAGGCATCGTCAGTGATGATGGCCACCGGCGTGCCGAGGGCCGAGAGATTCGCGGCGCTGGACAGCGCTTCGCCGGCATCAATGGTTACCGTGGCCGTAACGAGGTCGACCGCCGATGTTTTCACCGGCACGGCCACACCGCCCGCTACGCCCTCGACCTTGAGGCCGCCATGCGCGGCCAACAGCGCCGCGAAAAAGTCGATGATCGGTTTCATCTAGTTGTCTCCCGTCACATCTGACCTTGCTCGAACCCGCGCAATAGCAGCTCGCCGAGGTTGCCCTGCGCCTGCCGCTCCGCCTCTTTGCGGTCCTTGATGAGCTGCACCTGGTCGGCGTCGTACCCTGCCTCGATCCAGGTCGTCTCCTGGTCCACGCCGGCGGCCTGCTTGGCCTGCGCCACGTCCCACACCTCGCGTTCGTCCCGGCTGCGCACCGACCGCCACTGCGTTTGAATGCGTTCCTCGGGCAGCTCGCCATCGCCGTACAGGTCGTGCAGCTTGCGCGAGAGGTAGAGCACATCCTCCCAGGCGTTGCCAAAGATCTTTTGCTTGCGCCGGCTCTTATCGACCAGCCCCGTCTCCTGCTGCTTGAGGCTTTCGCCGCTCGGTTGGTCGCCGGTTTGGGCGTGTAGTAGGTAGTGCGGCGTGCGGCTCTGCGCACCGATCGATTCGATCCAGTAGGTGCAGGTGGCAATCATCCGCGTCAGGTCGGCGGGGTCGATGGCGCCGAGACGCGCTTGGGCGTCGGTGAGGCGCACCAGCCGGCTTGGCTCGACGGTGAGCACCTTTTCGTTGCCGTCCTTGTCAAAGTCCGCCTCTACCCCGCTCACGTAGAGGATGCGGAACCCCGC